AATTTGATAAATAAAATGCTTTTAATGCTACCATAGTTTATCGGTTAGAACTCTGGGCTTTCAACCCGGCAGGCGGGGTTCGACTCCCCGTGGTAGTACCAGACAATTGCGGATTAGAGAAGTGGTCATCTCGCTAGGCTCATAACCTGGAGGCCGGGGGTTCGAATCCCTCATCCGCTACCAACACACAGGAGTAATTATGATGAACAATCCTTTGATTCAGGTATCCGTTGCAGCCACTACGCTGCGAACGCTGGTCTTTACCTTAGGACATTTTGTCATTGATACTTTTGTAATCGCCACCATCACAGGCGCTCCCATCGAAGTCGCAGGACTTGCTGGTCTTGTAGCGCCTATGGTAAACGGCGTTTGGTTTTGGATTCTTGATAGATGGTGGAGCCAGCGTCACGCAGACGATGAGCGACAACATCTGGTAATGCAAAACTAAACAAGTGAAAACAAAGTAGCAGGCAGGCGTTGACACATAAGCAACCCTCTGCTATTATGCTTAGACAATGTTACGCAATGCGTGACACGCTCTTTAAACAAGTTAAGAATTGAGGCATGGCTCAGATAGCCTATCGCAAGGTAGGTTAAGGCAGGCGGTCTAACACAACCTGCACCAGCAATGGTCAATCCATGCAAACCGAGGCTCTCAACCTTCGTCCATTAGGCGGAGTAACTGAGAAACCTGAGGTAGGGAAATGAGGCCCCGAGGGTAACTCCGTAGGCTGGTCTCCGCAGAGTAGCATCTGATTACCTACACGCTAAACTCAGCGAGTCAGTAGAGCCAAAGGGTAGTTATGTTGTTTGAACCTTAGCGGGTAAAAGCTTCATAGCAGTACGAGAGGGTCTTCGGGGAGCCGAAGAATCTTGAAGGACAGTCGTAGTAACCTTAGCGGGTGAAAAGGCATGAGGTGTGTTGTATTTCGTAGTTCAAAAGATTACGAAGCGACCGGAGCGGCACATCTTAGTTAGTTGCGATATAGCTCAATTGGAAGAGCATCAGTCTTGGTAACTGAATGTTGTTGGTTCAATCCCAACTATCATTAAAAACGCAAAGACCGCTCCGGGACGATACGAAAGTAGCTTAAACCATCACCGCAAGGAATGGTGGCTGTACAAAGCCCGCAAGGCCGAGTCAGTTTGTGAAGAGTCGCACGGCGAGGTTAGCCCCTCTTAGAGCCCGCAAGGTTCACGGTAGACGAAACGCAGAAGTGTATTGTCCGACAAGGTAAACGCGAACCTTTAAATAACGCAGCTATGGTAATGGACGCTCTTGGGAGCGTGGATAAGATCTCAACCAACTGGGTCGCACCGGAAGGGTACAAGATCAAAGGCATTACTGGAAAGGGTGTAGTCTCAACCCTCACTTCCCCTACGTAGCAACCCGCTACACTGCAACGCCCGTTCTGGGCAAGCAAACCCCAAACAAAACGCTAAGTCATTGATTTCTAAGGGAATCCACGGTTCGCTAAGTCATTGATTTTATTAGACCAGTGCTATTAGACGCCTGTACGTGTGGTCCTTTGGGAATAGCAGCATCAACGGGCACAAATACGCAAAAACTAAATGTTCAAAGGAATCAATGACTTACAAGCGCCTGTCGCTAAGTCATTGATTTTGCTATTCTTCTTTCTGGAAAAAATCCTTGACATTTAGGTTCCTTTTGTCTACTATATACACACTGGGAAGCAAGACAGAGGACAGGAGAAACATGTAGTCGACACCGTAACGGTAGCGTCCAAGGGTAAGTTACTGTGACACTTGGATAGCCGCGCACAGCACAGTGACCGGTTGGGGCAAAAACGACCCCGCTCCAACTGAAGTAAATGTGAGCCGACACGTTAACCGGTGGGGTGTGGTTCCGGCAGAAACCACTAAGGGAAACCAGACTGCCAATCGCGTGAGGGTTGATCGTGTCGTGCGGTCAGTAACGCGAGAGAATAGAACCGCAGCGACACACCAGACAAAGAGGTAGCGAACGACGCCGGGAGTGGATAATTGATTGCTAGCATAACGCAGCACCGTCAATCACTCCCGGCGAATTTCACACTTACTATGGCGTACATGAATCAAGAACGTAAGGCTAAGATTGCTCCGCGCATCAAGACCATCCTGAAGAAGTACGGCCTCAAGGGCTCCCTCGCAGTCCGCAATCACTCCACGCTTGTCCTGACCATCAAGTCCGGCAAGATCGACTTCATCCAGAACTACAACGACGCAATCGATGACCGGCAGCCGTACACGGGGCGCCGCATCGTCGACAAGTATCTCGACGTCAACCCGTATCATTACCAGAACTATTTCACCGGTAAGGCACTGGCCTGCCTGACCGAGATCTTCAACGTCATGAACGACGGCAACCACGATCGCTCGCAGCCCGAGGTCGATTACTTCGACGTTGGCTGGTACGTGGACGTCAACGTGGGCCGCTGGAACAAGCCCTACGAGGTGACCAAGTAATGCCTCAGAACCGCTACAAGGTCTCTGGCACAGGCTGGCTGTGCGTCGAGGACAACGGTCGGTGGGTTCCCATTTTCAAGCTCACGCCTGCGCAGCTCGCGGCGTGGAACAACATTCACGGAGAACAGTCATGAAGGTTTCCAAGCTCATCGAACGCCTGCAGAAGTTGCAGGAGAAGCACGGCGACGTGGACGTCATGTTCACAGGTGATGACGAGGGCCCGTTCAGTGTCGGCAGCGTCAAGTACCGTGTTGCCGAAGAAGACGAATATCCCGATGACTTCGCTATGCCGAAGGGCTACGAGTTCATCGAACTCAACGTGTGGTGATATCATGAGCATCTCACTCGCCCGCAATAACGTATCCTACACCGTGCGCCTTCGTTCGCCAAACGGTCGCCGCATCGGTTTCTTCAACGGTCTCTGGGAAGGCGAGCTGCCGACGGCTATGTTCGTCACCCAGGCTAAGTGGTCGGTGATGCCGCCTGCACTGTCCCTCTTCGAGAAGGAGGACCAGGCGCGTTCCTTCCGTCAGAGCCTGCTGGACATGCACATTCGAGAGCTCAACGCTCATCAGCGGCATCTGGACGAACAGAAGACCCAGCAGTATTACGAAGGCCTCGGCGAGTACATTCAGGAACTGGAAGACGAGCTCAAGGAAGCAATCGAGATGGTCCCGTACATTCGAGACGCCGAAATCGTCCGTATCGTAGTGGAGCGCGTCTAACGTCGCTAAGTCATTGATTCCTAAGGGATTTCAAGGATCGCTAAGTCATTGATTTCCTTGACGATTTAGCGGTTGCTTTTAGGCCACAATTCTGGTATTATACGAGCATGAAAACCAAAGATCGAATTGCCGACCTCGAGCACGTTTACGCTATTCATTTCCCCAACAAGGGGTTCTTGAAAGACAACGGTGTTCTGAAGAAGGACGGCATCGATTCTAAGACCTGCTTGTTCCCCGATTACCTCACTGCCCAGAAGACGCTTCGCAGGGCGATCGCTTCTTGGAAGCGTTGCTCTGCTTTTACTGGCTTTTCCGAACGCAGCCGCAGAGAGTGGAAGAAGCTGGCGGAACTGGGCGGCACCGATGCTATCATCGTCCGCGTCGACTTCACTCCTGTTTCCTAAGGAACACCATGACTAACGTCGCAAAGATTATTCGTGAACTGAAGGGCGAGCCGGGGCGTAATGCCAAGCTTGCCATCCTCGAAAAGCAGCGCAACAACGAACAGCTCAAGGCTGTGTTCAAGGCTGCGCTCGACCCGTATACCACCTACTACATCAAGAAGATTCCGTCCTATATGCCCGCGAAGACCCCGAGCCTGTCGCTCGAGGACGGGCTGCGTTTTGCGCAGGACATTCTCGCAACCCGCTACGCCACAGGCCACGAGGCGATCGCCCTGCTTACGGAGACCTTCTCCAAGATGTCAGTCGACGATGCGTCTGTGCTGGCCCGAGTGATCGAGAAGGATTTGGATTGCGGTGTTCAGGAAAGCTCTGTGAACAAGGTGTGGAAGGATCTGATTCCGACCTACCCTTGCTTGCTCGCTAAGGGCTTCGACGAGAAGAACATCGCCCGCATCAAGTATCCCGCCTACAGCCAGCTCAAGCTGGACGGTATGCGCGTCAACGTGTTCAATAACAACGGCGCGATCACTTTCCGTGGTCGCAGCGGCAAGACCATCGACCTGCTTGGCGTTCTCGACGACGAGATCGCCAAGGTGCTGCCAAAGGGCCAGGTGTTTGACGGCGAGCTGATCCTCGTCGAAGACGACGGCTCGGTGATGAAGCGCAGCAAGGGCAATGGCATCCTCAACAAGGCCATCAAAGGCACGATCACCGAAGAAGAGGCGCGCAAGGTGCGCGTCACTGTGTGGGACATGATTCCGCTGGCGGACTTCCGCAAGGCGCACTGCGCTACCCCGTACCAGGACCGTTTCGCTGCCCTTCAGAAGGTAGTGAAGGGCGACTACGTGCGGCTCGTGGAGTACAAGGAAGTGAAGAGCCTCGACGAGGCAGTGAAGCACTTCGAGGAGATGCTCGCCCGCGGCGAGGAAGGCACCATCCTCAAGAACAAGAAGCACATCTGGGAGGATACGCGCTCCAAGGATCTCGTCAAGATGAAGGCGGAAAAGGACGCGGACCTCGAGGTTGTGGACTGGGTTGAGGGCACTGGCAAGTATGTCGGGATGATGGGCGCCCTTGTGTGCCGTTCGTCCGACGGCAAGGTCGAGGTCAGCATCGGCAGCGGCTTCAGTGACGAGCAGCGCAAGGAGCTGACCCGCAAGCGCATCGTCGGCAAGATCGTTACCGTGCTCTACAACGAGCGCATCGCGTCCAAGGATCGTCCGGGCGTCGATAGCCTGTTCCTGCCGCGCTTCGTCGAGGAGCGGTTGGACAAGAGCAAGGCCAATAGCAGCAAGGAGATCAAGTAATGCCTAAGAACAGCAAGACGTTTTATTCCCGCATCCGCCACGCTATCATGGATGAAGATGGCGTTTGGGGTGGGTTTGAATACCCGGAGTTCATGAGCCTTCCCGAGGCGCGCAAGTTGTTCGACGAACACCTGGATGACCTTGGACAGAATGCGCAGATCGTAAAGGTGCGCGTCACCTACGAAGTCCTCGACTACAATCCCGACGCTTTCACCCTTCCGGAGTAAACTATGACGTTTCCTGTGGCAATGTGGTTCTTTTGCGGTTTCGTTTTTACGCTACTGGCAATCGCCCTCTATCGTCCCGATGGCACGACTTCTCGTAAGGGTGAGCTGTATATGGCAGTCCTCGGCCCGCTGTTCGGCCCTGTGATCGGCATCCTTGCTATCATCGACATTTATCGAGGCACGCGCCGTGGCTAATATCCCTTGGGTTGAGGCGCTACACCTTCCGGGCAAGACCTACCTAATCATCGTCACTTCTACGACGGTATATGATGACGGGTTTCGAGGCAACCGGTGGGTAGCATACGATACTGATGGCAAGCTCGTAGGCTACGGCTTCAGCAAGGGTTCTCGAAAATACGAAGGCATGGGCTCGGCACTCATGGCAATGCGAAACGCCAAGCGTTCGCTAAGGGCACGATACGAACGCGAATCAAGAAAGATTTACCTGGACTCTCTTAGGAGCAAGTCATGAAAGTTATCTGGATCGGTTGGTGTAATGACCCTATCGACAACCACGATAAGGTATGGGGTGTAGCGCTCAAGAGCGACCATTCCTTCTACGGCAAGCAGAACGAGTACGCCTTCTTTTGGGGGCGTCGAGGCAAGAAGCTTCAAAAGAAGGTCGCGCCTATGTGGCCCAAGGACGTCTCCCGACTGATCGGCACTAAGCGAAACAAGGGCTACATACAGGTGCCCGAGGATGAGGTCAACGCAGTCTACGATCGCTTTGCCAAGGACCTCTTCAAGATCGCGCTCTCGGTATGAAGCTACAAGATCACCTTCGCAAAATGGATCCAGTTATCTGGTCGATGGTAGCAGCGACCTTGCTTATGCTATCGCTTCTGGTCTATACGCCTGAGAGTGTTCGCGAGCATAACTGCGAATATTTCCAGACAGAGTTGGCAGCTATTCGCGAGTGTGCTACACTACCGAACTGTACGGTGGAGTCTAACGATCTCGCCTACGCCCTCTCCAGAGAAAAGAAATGGTGTAAGAAATGACTCAAGAATACAACTTCACGCTAACCGACGACGAAGTATCGCTGGTGCTCAACGCTCTGCGCCATAGCAACATTTCGCTTCGAGAGGCTTCGTTTGTTTTGGTTGGCACGGAACTGAATGCTCCAGCAAACGAAGCGCTCAACCGCTTGTATAAGCTGGAACAGAAAATCTTTCACGCTCGCCGAGAGCAGCAGAAGTGACAAACCGAGGGCCACACCGAACACTGGAAGACGCTCTACGAAACGCCGAGCGTATTCGTAAGGAGATCCCCATTCTGGTACAGCCAGAGGACACCTGCTACGATATGGTGGCGCTTGCTGACGAGATCTACCGCTTGCGAGGCGAGTCTCCTATTAGCCGAGCAGCCAAACGAAACAGGAACCGTGAGTGCTGCGATGTCTACGATGCCTACTACGATAGCGAAACTAGAGAATGGCTCGAGAACATCTGTACGGACCCGTTCTGCGAATTCTGTCGAGAAAGGCCACCCCTCCATCCAGAATTTTGCGAGTGTGTCTTGTGAAAACGCATCGTTGACCTAACGCTACTTTTTCGCTATACTGTATTCATTGCTAAAGGAATGCCTTCAGCCATCACTACAATCTTTGTAACGGCGCATTCCGAGGAGAAGACCATGACCCAGACCACACTGAACCTTCGTGACGCGATGAACGAACGGGCCCGCACAGCCAATGGTGGCCTAACCAACGCAACGTCACTCAACAAGAACGTTGACCTATTTTTCCTTGCTGGTGCGAGCCGAGGCAAGGACATCTCCCCGCAGTTCGAGGAGGCCTACAAGGAGGACTTCGAGACTGCAACCCGTATCCTTCTCTGGACGCGAGACGTCCGAGGTGGAGCAGGCGAGCGCGATACGTTCCGCACCCTGTTCCGTAAGCTGATCCTCGATTCCGCTGGCGGACCTATGTCCCGCGCCGTCCTTGCCAAGGTGCCGGAACTGGGTCGCTGGGACGACGTGCTCGTGACCTTCGACACCGAACTGGAGCGCGAGGGTCTCCGAATGATCGCCAAGGCACTACACGCCGGCGACGGCCTTTGCGCTAAGTGGATGCCGCGACCAGGTAAGGAAGGCGCCAACAAGATCCGCGCCTACCTCAAGATGACCCCAAAGGCCTACCGTCAGATGCTCGCTGGTCTGTCCAGCACAGTTGAGCAGAAGATGTGCGCTAATGAGTGGGACAAGATCACCTACAGCCACGTGCCGTCTGTTGCGGCATCGCGCTACACCAAGGCGTTTGGCAAGCACGACCCAGTGGGTTACGCTGGCTACAAGACTGCGCTAGTCAAGGGCGAGACCAAGATCAACGCTGGTGCTGTCTACCCGTACGATGTGCTCAAGACACTGGAGCACGGCGATGAGACCATTGCCATCGAACAGTGGAAGGCACTTCCGGACTACCTCAACGGTACCACCGAGAACATCCTTCCGATCGTCGATACCTCGGGTTCGATGGAAGCTAAGATCGGCAAGAACGAGAACCTGTCTTGCCTCGATGTAGCAGTGTCGCTGGGTCTTTACCTCAGCGAGCGCAACCAAGGCATCTACAAGGACTCCTTCATCACTTTCTCTAGCGTGCCAGAGATGGTCACGCTGAAGGGCAATCTGAAGCAGCGCGAGCAGCAGCTCTCCAAGGCTAGCTGGCAGCAGAACACCAACATTCAGGCGGTGTTCGAGGAAGTGCTGGCTGCCGCAGTGAAGCACAACAT